GCTGCAAAAAATGGTAGACAAATTATTATTAAAATTTTTTGGTTGGATAGATAGTTTAAATGAAAAGATAAATGATCTATTAACCTTTAAGTTATGTAGCTGTAAAAAGAAAAATGCAAAGAAAAAGAACCTGGAATAAATCAAAAGTAAGGGAGTTCATCTGTGGTTATTGCGATTGGTGTAAAAAAGAACTATTGAATACTATGGGTGGATGGATTATAAATGCAGAACACAAACACTTTTGCCATAATGGTAGAGATGAATTGTGCTTTGATAAATATATAAATTTTAAAAAGGAGACTAATGAAAAAAGGTTATCACAAAACAAAATCTGGTAAGACAGCTAAAAAAGGTTTGTATTATAATATAAACAAAAGAAAAAAAGCTGGTACAAGTAGATCAAAAAAGAAATCTACTATTAGTTCTAAGTCTTACAAGTCTATGCTATCTGGGTTTAAGAAATAAGCTCTTCAAACTCTTGCCAAATAGTTTGCTCATCACTCCAGAATCTTCTTTTATGCAGCTTCATTTCTATTGAATGTAAAACTGTTGTATGATCTTGTCCAAAAATTCTACCTATATCTGACAGACTCATCTTATATTTTTCATTTAATATATTGTGAATAATATTTCTTGATCTAACAATATCTGTGGTCCTAGTCTTGGTAAATAATTCTTTTTTGCTTACCTCATACTTAATACAAACTTTATTAATAACAGAATCTATTTCTGTTTTCCTAGGTTTTCTAAATTGATAACCAATAATCTTTCGTTCCATTTGTCTTGGTACAATATGTGTTTCTTTTATTTCTGTAATATGATTTGATATTTTTTGTTGTGCTAATTCAAAACCTTTTTTAAATCCTGCTTCATATAATTTATATTCTCTTTCAGATAATAAATAAAAAGCTATCTTATGTTTATAAATAAAGTCATTGTTGTTTATTTTTTTAATATGTTTTTGAAATTCTTGTTTATATAAGGTCATAAATCCCCCTAGGTATTTGTTGTTTTTTTTAGCAATGTAAATTAATGAGCTATGCTCTCATTAATTCTTCTTTTGCCTTCTCTATTTTCCAAATCAATCTGTAAGAATCTTTTTGATACTTACTTACTTGTCTTTTGGCTTCCAGGAACTTCTCGTGTTTCTTCTGTTGAAGATCCCTGTACTTTTGAAGGCGAGTCCTTAACTCTTCCATCTTTCTCCTTTTTCACTTTGGTAAAGTCTATTTTAATTGCTGAGACTTCACATTCTACTAGCTCTCCCTGTGCGTTAGGATCAGCAGCTTTCTCTACTTCATCAAATCTTTCAACCAGTTGGAAACTAGCTTCGCCAGATTTAATTCTTAAATATTTACTCATTTTTATCTCTTTTGTCTATATCTTTTTTGTGTAAGTCAAATGTCATGTCATTATAGATAGATAGGTCGTGATAGTTATCTGCCTTATAACCCTTGGTACTCCTAAACAATTTGAGTGTCATCATTAGTTGACCTACTTGATGTGGCTTTAATTTTTTTTTTAAATTCGGAGCTAATATTAAGGTAAATAGCTCTGCAAGTATAGTGAAATTGTATTGGTAATCGCCATATTCTTTTTGACGATCTGATACAATCTTCTTCTTAATCTCTTTGTCTAAGTCTGTAATTTTCATATTGTTTTTAAAGGTATGGCAGAAGAAAACAAATAAAGAGGGAGCATTGCCAAGAAAGGAAAGAGGCAACATGATTCGCTACTCAAAAAAACTTCCGCCACACCATTGAACCACAAAATCTAAATTAGTATTTGTAGTTCTGTTTGTTATAACCTGATCCTTGACCTTTTGCAAACCTATCGCTAGGTGCAAAAGACGACTGCGGTCCTCTCGGCTTTGCTGGTGCTGAACCAGTATTTGAAGGTGTCAAGACTACATTAATAATCCCTGTGGGATTACCTTGTTCGTCAAGATCATCAAATCCTGCTTGGTTGTACCATGTTTCTCCAATTTTTACACCTATTCTCCAGGTTTTTCCTTCTGGTGATTTTGGATTTATTGGTGCAACAAAACTTGGTCTATTATCTCCTTGTTGCTTGTCTTGATTATGTGTAAGTTTTATATATATCTTATCACTCATTGTGTTACTCCTTGTCTGTTGAGTTGTGTTTCATGTGTTTCATATAGATCAGTAATCTGTCTATACACACGAACATTATTATTAGGATCAAATAAGTTAGGATTTTGTTTTCTAAATTTCCTAAGAGCATAAATATCATTAATAGATTTTATAGCTTCTCTTACTTGATTCATATCAATGTCTATATCAACATTGGCATGATCTGTACCACTTCGTTGTGGAATTTTATTAAAAGGTTTTGCTCTACTCTCTCTAGTATTTTCTTTAACACTATTTGTTTGAGCAGAGAAAGGACTAGCCTTGTAGCCATCATCATTATCTAAACCTGTCTTTAGATTTAGAGCATTTAAGAAAGCATACTTCTTGGCATAAGACATACCATTACCTGTACCAAACTTATCTAAGTTTCCCATTGCACTACATCCTTCAATATCTATATGACTTGTTGGATCTTCAATGTCATGTATTTTCATTGAACAAGTAACCATGATAAAACTTTCTTTAACATAGTTAGTGTAAGTACAAACAGGATATAACCCATTGTTTAGTAATGCTTCCATTGCAACCTTTTGTACCTCGTCATGTTGTAATGGATTGAAGTGCATACCAGGAACTTTTTTTCCTTTTGCAACACCTCCAGCTTCACAAGCTGCCTTATGTAGTTTTTGATATATGTTTAGTTTCATGCGTCTAACCCCCATAGTTGTTTGATTTGTTTTTTTTGATCGTCTATTAAATCCCTATAATAAAAAGGATGATTTAATTCTGGTGGTTCTGCAAAGGTAGATAGTTTTTTAATATCTCCTTTACAAAATATAATTAGTTGTTCCCAAGATTTTAATCTTTGTACCATAAGATTGTATTGTTCTTTTAAGTAATCAGGTTTTAACATATCGTGTGTGTCATCAAAGATAGTGTACTCATTTTCATTTACATAAAACAAAAATGGTTTTCTTTTTGTACAATGATAGTAAAATGATAACTGACTAACGTGCATTGGATCAGGAGATAAAGGTAGCTGAGTTGTTGCCATGTAGTGTTCATCTTTATTTCTTTTCTTTTTTATTGTAGGTGGTTTTGTTTTTGCTTCACCAATTATTTTATTACTCTCATAATCTATACGACCTATCGTATCATTAACCATATCTTCATCTTTGCTAGACACATATCTTTCTGCTACTAACTTTTCATTACCAAATATTTCTTTAACTGCTTTTTTCATATTCTCAATAGTAGGATGTGCATAACTAATCATCATTTCCCTTGCTAGTTTATCCTTGTCATCTACTGGTGGAGTATTCTTATCTATTGCGTCTAACTCTTGTTGAAATATTTCGTCATAATTTTTGTTCTTTAATGTAATCTTCTTGTCTCCTTGATATAAAATTTCACAGGTTAATCTTTGTGTTGTGTTATTAACTAAATTTCCGAATGGAGCTTTGTATCTAACTTTAAATAATCTTCTTAATTCTTGTGGTAAAGAATAGTTAAGTACAAATCTGGTAAAGTTTTGGCTTGAAGATGGACTCCAATGGTCTAACCCTTTACCTCCATTAAAAGATTTGAAATAGTCTAATATTTCTTTTTTAATATGATCTTGTTTTAATATCATTTGTTTGTTTTGCTTTGTTTTATACTAATATAAATGCTTGTCAATCATTATTATATGTAATATATATCTCTTAATTGTATAACAAATAGGAGGAAAATGACACTAAAAGAGTGGCGAAAAAAACAAGGTATATCACATTATACTTTTGGTACTATGTTAGGTATCAAATCAATTAATCCAGCGACTAACTCGCAAAGATATTGTTTGGAGTCTAAAGAAAAAAGATTTCCTAAACCAAGAATGGTTAAGAAGATATTAGAAGTTACTAAAGGTAAAGTATCTCTTCAAGATTTATATGAAAGTTGGTGGGATTATGAAGAAAACAAATAAGTTTCCATACAA